CGTGAGGAGCAAAGGCGCCTCAATGAAGCAGCGCAAAAGCAGCGTCTTGACCTGCAGAACTATAACGACCGTGTTCGCCTTGACGAACAGCGGGCAGAAAATGCAATCCGCCTTGAGAATCGCATTTTTGAGCATAAGCAGGAGCTGATGCGCCGCGAGCGCGAGCAAATGCTGCAGCTTGATCAACTGCGGCAGCAGACGCTGATTACAAGCCTCAGCCCGGAAGGTCGAGCGGCGGCTGGACCGATTGAGGAGCTGCGTCAAAGACTGCAGGGCATCGGCCAAGAGCGGCAATCGCTTCAGGATCAACTTGCGGCTGCTCGGCAGGATCTGACTTCTGCGCGGAAGAGGGCGGAGAATGCGCAGTTGTTTGGGTCGATGTATCGGACGGAGGATGGTGGTGGTAGCACGACCGTTGGCGGCGGCGCTTCAGGAAGAATCATCCAGCATTTTCATGGCGACCCAGCCCGTCCCGGTTATGACCCCAAGGGGCATGGGTCGCCAACAAATGCACACGACCACTACGCATTTGATACCGAAAAAACAACGCGAATGGTCATGTCGGCACTGCGCCAACTTGGCTATACAGTTACTGAGTTTGGTGTCAAAAGTGGTCATACCAATGGAAGTCTTCACTATTCCAATCAGGCATTCGATGTACCATGGGCGCAATTTGGATCTGGTCCTATTGGCCAGCGAGACTTTAAGCGCTCTCGCAAGCTGCGCGCGGATATTGAAAGAATCCTTGGCATGAGTGGTGGAGGCACCGCCCCCACCACTACAACCCTCGCCAACGGCAACGAAATCCGCACCCCTGGCGCTGCTGCAGCCGCTCTGCGATCCGCCGGCTCGGCTGGTGACGTGGAGGGCGCACTGGCAAACCTGCAGAGCATCCAGGATCAAATCAAACAGTTCGATCAATATGCTCCAAAAATTGCGTCACAGGCTGTAAGTCTTTCTATTGCGCAGCTTACGCAATCTCTTGATGACCAAAAGATTGCACTGCAGGATAATTATGAAGAGTGGAAGCTACGTAATCGGCTTCAGCTTGAGAATGTCAAGCCAGAGCTGATTGACTTTGAAGTAAGCAAGACAAAGGCCCTCAGAGAGCAAGAGCGTGCCGTAAGGGATCTAACCAAGCGCCTTGAGGAAGCGCGTCCCGAGCTTGAAAAAGCCTTTAAGGCAAAGGGCAGCAAAGACCCAGCCCTTGAGTACCGCAACCTTGTCGATCAGATCACGGGTGGAATTGAACAGCGCACAGCTACCAATATTGCCATTCAACGCGAAATGGCGCAGGCCGCCGTCGATCCGTACCTGGAGTGGCAGCGCAAAATGAACGCCCTTGGCCAATCCACAAGGGACTTCAACGATACTCTCAAGCTCGGCATGAGCCTGTCGGATCAATTTACGGGCAATCTTGCCAACGGATTCTCTACTGCAGCCTCTGCAATCGTAACTGGCAACGGCAGCATCCAGCAATCGTTTGCTGATCTGTTTAACAACATCGCCAAGATGTTCCTCGATACGATCGCGAGAGTGCTCGCTGATCAGCTGACGATGCAGTTTCTTAAACTGCTGCAGCCTGCAACTGGATTTAATCAATACACGTCTATTATCGGTGGGTTGATTAGCTCTTTTGGCTCTGGGATAGGAGGCAACCTTGGCGGCTCTGGGTTTGGTGATCTTGGCGGTTCAGTTGCAGGCAATTTTGCCCCAGGCCTCCCGCAGTTGGCGCCATCTGGTATCACCGGCACGATGCTCAGCGGCTTCGCCACTGGCGGCATATCGGCTGGCCCAACCTCCGGCTATCCGGTGATGCTTCACGGCACCGAAGCGGTGATTCCATTGCCAAATGGCCGCGCGGTGCCAGTTGAAATGAAGGGCTCTGGCGGCACTAGCGTTGTAGTGAACGTGAACATGAGCACGGGCGAATCCAGTGTGAGCAGCAACGAACGCGACGGCCAGTTGCTCGGTAAGGCACTGAGTGAAGCGGTCCAGGCTGAACTGATCCGCCAGAAACGCCCCGGTGGAATCCTGTACGCCTGATGGCAGTCTTCACCTTCGCGCCTGATTTTGATGCCAACGAGGGCCATGAACCGCGCGTTCGGAAGACGCAGTTCGCAGACGGCGGTTACGAACACAGGATTCGATTTGGGCTGAATACAGACCCCAAGACCTACGATTTGACGTTTGCCAATCGAACCGACTCCGAAGCCGATCAGATTGTGCAGTTTTTCAAGGATGCCGCTGGTGCTGAAGCCTTCGACTGGACAAGCTCCGTCGAGGCCACCAGGAACCTGCTTACATACACCGACGACATCACACAGTCGATCTGGTCGAAGTCGCAGATCACAAGCATCGCTACCAATCTGATCGGCTACGCAGGCGGCAGTAACGCCTCTGGAATCGTCGCAAATACAACCAATGCTGAACACTTTATCCAGCAGCAGTTCACGGTTGCTGCCAGTACAAACACGACGCACTCGATCTATGTCAAACAGAATGTTGGGCGTGATGCACTATTCACTGTGTATGGCCCAACGGCAGGTCAGACGATCGGTGTCAGTCTCAACTTCTCCACATCAACCGGATCGTTGATCAACTCCGGCGTTGCCGTTACAGACTGGGGAGCCGCCATGGTTGGCTCAGACGGATGGTGGCGGCTGTGGGTGACTGGCAGGCCTGACAACTCCACAACCCGCACCGTGAGGATCGCGACCACCAGCGCCACTGGTGCCACGACCTACTCCGGCGACGGTTCTACCGCTCGACTGCAGATCATGGGGCCACAGGTTGAATACGGATCGTTGACCGGATACCAGCCGATTGCAGCGGCTGAGCCTACGAAGAAGTGGGTCTGCGAACGCTGGAATCGCCGCTATCTGAACTGCAACAACAATACGGTAACAGCTACGTTCAGACAGGTGTATGAGGCGTAATGGCAATCCCCGTCTCCGATCTTCAGAAGCCGGCACCATCGGCAATCATTGAACTGTTTGAGATTGAACTGTTCACAGCAATCCATGGTGAGAACACGATCTATCGGTTTCACAATGGCACCAACCTGAAGGACAACGGCCAGATCACCTGGGCTGGCAATGGCTATGCACGAATGCCGATTGAAGCCGAGGGCTTTGAGTATTCGGGAACTGGCACGCTACCCAGGCCGACGATTCGCGTCAGCAATCTGTTCGGAACCATCACGACGATCCTCCTTGCGCTCCCAAGCGGCCTGGAGGGCGCCAAGCTGACGCGCATCCGCACGCTAGCAAGGTATCTCGATGCGGTGAACTTTCCGGGCAACGTCAACCCGTACGGGACACCCGATCCAAGCGCCGAGTTCCCCAGAGAGGTTTTCTACATCTCGCAGAAGATCCGCGAGAATCGTGATGTGGTCGAGTTCCAATGTGCAGCGGCCTTTGATTTGGCCGGTGTGCGGCTGCCGCGCCGGCAGGCCATTGCCAATATCTGCCAGTGGAAGTATCGCGGCGCTGAATGCGGTTACACAGGCGTCAGCTACTTTGACGCCAATGACAACGCCGTGCCATCACTGGCGCTCGATGTCTGCGGCAAGCGGCTGAGCAGTTGTGAAAAACGGTTTGGTGTTGCCGTCAGCAATGGATCAGTGACGGCAGGCAGTACGCAACTGGTCGTCAGCAATGGAAATGACATCAACCCTGGCAATCCAATCGCTGGGTTTGGCGTGCCAGCTGGAACAACTGTTGCCAGCCGCAGCGGCAACACAATCACAATGAGCCAGGCGTCAACGGCCAGCTCCTCGATCACAGGACGCACCGGGACGCTCAATGCAGATGGCACCAGTTTGACGGTTTCCAGCGCAGCAGGCCTGGCGCCAGGGATGACCGTCTCCGGCAATTTCATCCCGAGCAACACCAGAATCTCCTCGATTTCCGGCAATGTGCTGCGCCTGAGCATTGAACGCAATGCGCTGGTCCTGTCGTCAGTGGATACGGCAAACGTTCAATTCACGTCTGTTCCGGTGTCGTATCAACGTGGCGTTGCCTCGCTTGATTTTGATGCCAGATCGCTCACGGTTGTCTCTGGGTCGCTGAGTGGCATCAACGTCAATGACTACGTGTCAGGCGATTACATCTACCAGGGGACAAGGGTATCCGCATTGCGTGGCACCGATACGATCATCCTGGATCGCGATGGCCAGATCGCCTTTCAGAAGGAACGAACCGGATCCAATACACCGATCACCTTCCTGGCGTACTTCTTCGTCTACAAGACGCCAACGCAGGAGACTTACAGCTTCACTGCGCCAAACCGCTATGTGTTCCGCAGCGGCGGCACTATTCCATTCGGGTCGTTTCCAGGGGTTGGCGGTGCTTACTGATTCAATCAAGGCGGCGGCCTTGGAGCACGCCCGCGAGGAGTTCCCGAATGAGTCGTGCGGCCTGGTGCTGCAGCGGTACGGGAAGCTCCGCTACTTCCGGTGCAGCAATGTGGCAGACGAACCCGAGGAGACGTTCGTCGTTGACCCTGACGACTGGGTAGCGGCTGAGGATACAGGTAGCGAGGTGGTCTGCATCATCCACAGCCACCCCAAGACGCCAGCAGAGCCCAGCCAGGCTGATCGGGTGTCCTGTGAGCGCTGGGGAATCCCATGGGCCATCGTGAACCCGCAGACAGGCGCCTGGGGGCAGTGTGAGCCCTGTGGGTATCGAGCGCCGCTGCTGGGGCGCCAGTGGGGCTGGGGAGCGACTGACTGCTGGGCGCTGGTACGGGACTGGTATCAGGAGGTGCTGGGCATTGAGCTGCGCGACTGGCCCAGGCCTGCCAGCACCAGGGAGTTCAATGAGCAGCCAATGTTTGCATCATGCTTTGCGCAGACTGGCTTTCGTGAGTTGCTTCCCGAGGAGGACCTGAAGGTTGGCGACCTGATTGTGATGTCGATTGCGGCGCCGACGTTGAACCATATCGGCGTTTATGTCGGCAATCAGCAGATCCTTCATCACCTCAGCGGCAGACTTTCGGGCAGGGATCTCTATGGCGGTTGGCTCTTAGAATCAACTGGAATGAGGCTTCGATATGCTCCGCGAGATTCGGGTCTACGGGAAGCTCGCTGAGTTCTTGGGTCAGCGGGTGTTTCATGCGGCGGTGAACTCAGTTGCTGAGGCTGTTCGCTTCCTGTGCGTGAACTTCCAAGGGCTGGAGGAGCACATGAGCGATCACCATTACAGGGTGTCGGCGGGCCGCTTCACGCTGGGTCTGGAGGAAGTACATCACCCCACCGGCGGCTCCATTATTCGGATCGCCCCGGTGGTTGCTGGGGGCGGTGGTGCCGTAGGGCGCATCGCTGCAGGCGTGGCATTGATCGCAGCATCGTTCTTCACTGGTGGCGCCACGATCGGCCTTGGCGTCGGCACCATTGCTGTGAGCACAGTCGCCTTTGGCATCGGCGCCAGCCTGGCGCTCGGTGGCATAGCTCAGCTGCTCACCCCAACCCCGAAAAACCCGACCGGACCAGACTCTGAATCCGACCCAAGGAAGTCATACAGCTTCTCAGGTGTGCAAAATACGGCACGACAAGGCGTACCGATTCCTGTCATCTACGGCGAAGTCATCACCGGGTCTGTCGTGATCTCGGCCGGTGTTGACATCACGCAGATTCAGAAATGAAGATTTTCGGCGCTGGCGGTGGCGGTGGCGTCAAAGGTGGCGGCACCACAAAGACGCGTCGTCCATCAGAGGACAAGGAC